TCAGGAAGCCCCCTCTGGGTAGACCGCATGTTGTGGTCGTCAACTGGTCGCTTGTGGTCGCATTGCTAGCCCACGCAGCCCACGGGTCCGCTTAGACCCAATACGAGCCCTTGTAAGGTTCCACGTGGTGCCTTCAACAAGCCGGTAGATCAACTGGTTTTGGCTCATTGGGGGCACTCGCAACTCCTTACTCCACTCTTTCCAGTGGGTAAAGAGGGCCTCGGAAGACACAAAACTGCCTTCCTTCTCCTCAAACCGGGCAGACAGGAACTCGTCGATAGGGTTGTTGACGGCGTGGTACTCGTCAATCAACGCCAAGGACCGATCCGGCATGGGGAACTTACGCTTGGGGTCCGATTCTGCCTCTATGAACTTGGCCCCCTGCCATGCCCAGTACGCAATACCGGGCAATTCGGCCAGCAACTGTTCTGCCAGCCGGTAGTTCTCTCGCCCCGCGAAACTCACCGTGAAGGGAAGTAGAACCATCTTCCCAGACAGCCCGAGCCCCTTGTTGGGGAGACGCGGAATCTCGTTTGACTGCATGATCGGGACGGCATCCACGACCACGTTCCGGAGTGGCTGCTCGAATTTACGATTGATGGAGATCGGGTCCCGCCCCACGATTGACTTGAGGACACGGCACGCAGCCTCTCCTTCACGATTCGATATCTCGGATACTTCATTGATCGCCATGACCCTTGCTTGTTCGATGCCCCAGAGCCCGAACTGACCAGCGATATCCTCAAGGCAGGTGCCCATATAGCCCTCCCCAAGTAGGGCTTTGAGGATCGTCATGATGGTACCCTTGCCCCCACGAATCTTGCCGTACATCAGGAACCATTTGGCATAATCGCGGTGCGGGAGCAGGCAATACCCGAACATCCTTTGGAGTAGATTGCTCCACTCCGGGTCGCCGCCACTCCACTCCCTCAAGCACTGGTGCCAGATAGGGCACTTTGCGGAGGGGTCGAAGTTGCAGGGAAGCACGTTCGGGTCGAAGAATGTTTCGTCACGATCAAACTTGTCACCAGTCTTGGCGTCAAGAACGGCGTCGGCAAAAGACACAAGGGTTCTGGTCTCCTTGGTCTTGGGTGCTGTGATCCAAGCGGGGGTGTGTTCGTGCGGAAGCGTCTGCAACGCCTGCAACGCACGCACAACCCCCTTTATCTTGTTAATGTCGGGCGCGTAACGAACCTGCCTCTGGCCGTTTTGGGTGGCTTGGTTGTAGGTGACGTTCTCCAAAGACACCCACAATGCGGACTCAACCCACTCAAGATCTCGCTTTTGCCACCTTTCTCCGTACCATTCGAAGAAATTGCCTCGCCAATACCACAATCCGTTTCGATTGTTTGGAGTAGAGAACCTCGTACCCAAGAGGTATCGTGCCACTTGCAAGGGTTCGGGAGACGCAAGGGTCTGCGTCTGCGTTTGGGTGGTCATGCTTTAAGTCTCCAGACTCATAAAGGTCAATTTCATGCTAAAGGACAAGGCCAAGAAAGATTCCACGACGGACAAGAAAGATCCCACGACCAAAAAGGGCGAGGAACTCAAGGGCAAGGATTCGACGAAGCAGGGTCAGGATTCCCGCACCAAGCAGAGTACCACAAGTTTCGACGATGTCATGCGACTTCTCATGACAATGATGCAAAATGCTCCGCGAAACGAGTACTCGCCTACAAACGATGCACTGAAGGCGACTGAAATCGCCAACTACCGCGTAAACGCGGGACCGTTTGGTGGCCGGAACCCCGCGAGAACAAAGACGATCGACGATCGGCGACGAGAAATGAATGTCGTGTCAAGTCGTGGTCGCACCAAGGGTCAGATAGAACGCGATGAGGCGTCCAGAGAAGCGACCAAGCGTCGGAACAAAGACAAGAAGTTCGCACGGGTTGAGCGAGACCTAGACCGTCTCGAAGAAAAACTTGCACAAGACCGAAAAGACGTAGAAGCACTTGTTGCAGAGACCCGTGCGGCAGAAGCAGAGGCCGAAGCCCGCCGAAACACCCCGCCCGTGCTTCCTCAGCCCGTCGAGGAAGAGGTATATGGTGGGGGGCAAGGATCGGAGATCGTCGAGTCTCCTGTGCCCGCCGCTCCCGCCCCGACCCTCATGCCTGCACAGGCTCCTCCTGTTCAGCAGGAACTTGGGCCGAATCCTCTTCAGGCGGTGGTCTACGCTCACTACCCCTCGATGCGTCCCAACCCCGGTCCCTTCTCAACGGACCAGCGTGGCGGCGGGCCATATGCCGATGAACTTCCTCCCCCGACCCCTTACAACCCTCCGGGTTTTGAAGGCTCGGGTCTTGGCCCAGCACCAGCACCGTACCTGCCCACGGTGACTCACTATGGTCAGGCAACTCCCGGCACGCTTCCAACACCGATGCTTCCGGCTCCTGTTGGAATGCCGTATAACAGTGGTTACGGGGCTCAGAATCAGCCCATGTACCAGCAGGGATCTGATGCTCGCGGAGCCCATATCCAAAATCAATATGATGCGGCGGGCCAAGCACAGCGAGAGCGGCGTTTCGTTGAGGCGGTGGACGACAACAACGCACTGAATGCGGCCCCTCCTGCCGCTCCACCCGGAGCCATGACCGGAGGAGTCCCCGGTTACAACTACGCTGACTTCGATGACGCAACCGCAAGGCAGGGACACGACCCTTCTTTGAACGAAGCAAACCTTCGTCAACGAATGGGATACCCGCCAGCGGGTGGAGTCCCTGTTCCTCAGTATGGAGGGGCCATGGACGCAGTGGGGGGATACCTCACAGGCGCACAGGCAAACCCCATGATTGGAGTTCGTGGTCTTACTCCCGAGGAAGCAGCAAACCCTCTGGCGATGATGCCGGTTGACGCTCAGGGGAACCGAAGGCCGTTTACTGCAAGCGACTCCAACCGAGGCTTCTTCGGTCCCAACCCTCTCCAGAGAATCGGTCACTTCCTTGGGTTCGGTAACGGTCAGCCGATCATGGTTGATCCCTACTCGCACGGATACACCGTGGGTTCCTATCCCCGATAAGGGTTAACAGCATGGCAATCCGTAGAGTCGCACCCTACAACGACCACGAGTTCCCGCTCTTCTCTAGAGAAGTAATGAGAGACTCTCTGAGGCGGGGGTTTATCGCCCCGCCTTCAAAGGGGCTTTTTGAAGCAGCAAGAGTCTTAAGCCCCGAAGCCCCTGATCTTCAAATCCTTGAAGAACTAATCGAGAGAATACGTCAATCGGGTATGGGCGGTGCAAAGCAGAGCGACGTTGCTGCGGCGTTGAGGATGATTGAAGAACAGCCCATCAACCCCAAAGCAAAAACAAAGAAGCGAAAGGCTGCCGAAAAAAGACAACACGGATTCAAGAGGCTGCGTCAACGAGAAGACATCACCGAGCAGAAGGCACGAAGACTCAGAGACCGCCTCTTCGCTGATTACAAGGCAACGAGTCGTAGCGGTCGAGCCGCTGCTGCGGCTGAGTTGCTCAAGGATTCGGTTGACCCCGGAAAACTTGCAGCCATCTTCCAGTACAAGGATGGGCTTGCTGCAACGGAAGAAATAAACAACCTGTTTATGGATGACCTTGTGAAGTCTGGGCTAGACCCCCAGCGAGCAAGAGAGGCTGCGGAAGAAGTTAGCCGCGACTTCAAGGAAGTCTTCGACAAGGCAAAGAACGCGGCTGATTTCGAGGAAGGCATTGTCGGCACAGGGACAATGAGCAGCAGCACCGGAAAGACGCCAGAAAAACTCCGGCGTTCCCCGTCGGTTGATAAAGCCTTGATGTTTACTCCAGATGATCCGAGGGGTAAGTCTCGAATTCCTAATGAAGCGGCGGACTCGGTAGACAATCTCACCGATGAATACATAAAAGCAGGCGATTACAAAACGGCTGCTAACTACAAGCCGTCTGAAAAGATGACTGAGATCGGGCCGGTTTTCACTGACCCGGAAACTCCTGCTTCTTCCACGTTCTCACGACAATCAAAAGCAGCAAACTTCCAAGTTGCAATTACGCCCACCAAGGGTAGTAGTCCCGGCAAAAAGCCCAATGCTCCTTACGACTTGACGATCGTCAACTCGAAGAAACACCCCGGCTACATGGAAGTTCGAAGAGTCCAGCAAAGCAAGAGAAAATTCAAAACGGTTGATGGTTCCTTCGGGCTTTCTCCTGAGCAAGGAGAGTTCTTCCAGAAAGAACTGGGCCTTACCGACGATCAAGTCAAGAAAATCGTAAGAGGCAAGAACAACCCTAACTTCAGGGCTCCTCTCCTTATTCCTCACGAAGACTTCTTTGTGGGCAGAGAAGGTAAAAAGCCTCTTATCCAAACGTTTGCTTCTGGTGGCAACGTCACAAACTACAATGGTGACGCCGTCACCCCAGAAATGCTGGCGGACCCCAAGGTCAGAGAACGTCTACAAAGAAACGCCGCGAACGTCACTAGGATCCAAGGACTTAGTCCCGGCAGAAAGGCAGCCGCTATCGCTGGACCAGCAACTATTGAAGAGGTGAAGGACGCCATCGGAAGAGCCCAAGGTTTCTCGCGGGCTCAACCCGTGAACACCAACAGGCAATTGGCTGCATTGAGACGCGAACTCAATGCAATCGGAACGGCAAAGGCGACAAGAGGATTCAGGGAGCCCTCTGTCGGTTCGATCAGATCTCCTAAGTTTTCAAGGGGTATGCCGAGAAGTCGTCAGTTCAAGGCGACTCGTGGGTCTGTCATTCGCCATCCCCTTGCTCGCGTTGTAGCCGCCCTTGCCCAGAAGGGGCTCAAGGGGGGACTATGAGCGAATGGGAACATCAGGCTGACGCCGGTAAGGTTCTTTCGTTCTTTGATGCTGATGCTGCTTCAAAGGCATTGGAGATGAACTCGTTCAGCATCGAAGAAGAAGTGTCTACTCTTGTTCAGCACATGCGGGACCCAGACGCTAAGATCGCTCTGAGAGCCCACAACCAACTTCGTCGTGTACTCAATGAGGTAGCAAAGGCCAATGGACTCATCGCAACCCAAGAATTTACAGCAACAAACCAAGAAGGAAACAAGAGTGTCCGCATCACCCGCAACCAAAAACTACTCTCGAACCTCAAAGCCACGACCCACCGCAGTCAACTCCCTGAAAACCCCGACTTCGCCGCTCAGTATCTCCCCCCTTCAGGCGGAGGCACTGAAGACGATGAAGGGGTCGGGACCGATGGGACTGGCGAGATCGGCGGGTCAAGCACTATTCGACTTGGCGATTAATGATGTTGATGGTCTGATCGGCAGCAGGGAACGCTTTGGTGCCTTGCTGTATGACCGATACATCAAGAAGGACGAGCCTACCAGCGACTTCTTTCGTGTGTGGGAAAACGTGCATGCCTACAGCCTCCTCAAGAACAACACGGTTTCGTTCGTGGCAATCATGGCAAGAATCGCCACTATTGAACTCCTTGCCAATGGGACTCTGAATGCGAGTCAAAAGGATAGAGACAAGGGCTGAGGGCAACGAACTGTTTCCGTTGCCTCCTGACTACATGGAGTTGACGGAAGATGGTCAACGTGAAGCCCGAGTCAATGCCTGTCGCCAATGGTTGGTTCCTGTAACGAGTCCGCAAGACAAGGCGGATCGTTTTATTGGGGCCATGTTGTTCTTTGATCATTGGTACTTGTGCCCCGACGAAGCCGACGACTTCAATCCGATGTTCTACGACGAGGATCCAGTCCCCCTACCGGACGGTCACTTGGGCATCTATAAGGAGTGGGCACAGAACCGAGCATCCATTGCCATCGCACCGCGAGGCTTTGCCAAGTCCAACTGCATCCGGAAGTCGATCCTTCTTCAGATGTTGACGAGACCCGGCTACTCCTTCATCTACGCGACCTCAACCAACGACAACGCCAAGCAGACCGGCCAGATCATCAAGACGCAGTTCCAAGAGAACGCTCGTATCTTCGACGATTGGAGCCCTGAGTTTCCTGATGAGCGAATTGTGCCTCGTCGTGGCGAAGCGTCCTTCGGCATCGAGTTAATGTATCTGAAGAACGGCTCGTGGTTCCGGGCGATCTCGTCAGAGTCTCGTCAGCGTGGTGGTCGCCCCCGCTGCTACGTCCTTGATGACCCTGAGTACGATCCGCGTGCATCGACATCGATGTCCGTCCTCCGTTCGTACATGGACACCCTGCTCTTCAAGGTGGTCATGCCCATGATCACAAGGCCCGGCACCAGCCTCCGGTGGCTCGCTACTTTCGTGAGTCGTCGCCACTATGCGTGGTACGCCATGGAGACTCAGGAAAGCCAAGAGGGTTTGAAGGCACGGGATCCCCGGTTCGACCACTGGTCCCGGATGATCATCAAGGCCGCCTACAAGGACAAGCAAGACAAACTGATTTCTTGCTGGCCGGAGATGTGGCCGGTAGACAGGAAGCAGAAGGAAGAAGATCCTCGGCTCAAAGAGCGGATCAGCCTTGAGGAGATCAAGGAGCAGATCGGGTCAGCCAACTTCGCGTCGGAGTACATGGCGGATCCCGGCAGTAGTGAAGACCAGTTCTTCCCCGAACTAGACGACAGCCATCGTTGGTGGTTGACCAGCGTCGATGCCGACTATGGCCTCAATCCCCGAGAATCCGCGACCCTCATCAATTGGAAGGATCCGGAGGGCAACGCCAAGAAGATGCCGATCTGCGATTTCTTGAAGGAATCGTGGGTCTTCATGACGGTCGACACTTCTTGGACGGCTACCGGCGACTCGGACTTCAAGGTTGCAACTGTGATGGCTGCCACCCCTGAAAACGAGTTGTTCGTGTTGGATATCTGGGGTGCCCAGTGCGACGAGAACACCCTGATCAAGAACATCTTTCAGATTGCAGACAAGTGGAGGGTCCCTTCCATTCACCCGGAAGTGGTCCGCCAGAGCATCGCCCTGTACCAGAACCTCGATAGTCTGGTGAAGCAGCGGGCGTCCGAGATGTTCGGGGTAGCCCACATGCCCAAGATCGTGCCCCTCAAGGTGGGCATGATCTCGAAGTCCGCCCGGATCGGGGCTCTCCAGTTCCGGTTCGAGAACGGCCTTATCAAGTTCCCGCTGGAACGCCGGATGGACCGCCACTGGACGAACCTATTCGACCAGATCGAGCAGTTCAATCCGGAGGTCGCTGACGGTGGCCTTGCCAAGGATGACCACCTCGACACCGTTTCGATGTCGGGCAACATCCTCAAAGGCAGGATCCACCGAAACCCAGAGGATATAGAGGATGAAAGAACCGTCGAGGAGAAGATGCTTGACGGTGAACTGACAGATGACGCAGGAACCCCCTTGGCTTACAAGTTGGGGTCCATTAGCCCGGAGTTTGTAAATGAACTACTCGCAAGAGCCGCCGCAGACCCCCCAAGTGGGGGGAGCAGAGTCTGATCCTGCCCACCAGCCAGTCACGATTCCGTACTTCCTGTACGAAGCAATGGCTAGGGCTTACTACGCCCACGACAAGAATGTGGATCTTCCGGTCCAACAACCGCCGAAAGCAACTAATAATCTGAATCTTTCGGACATTCATTTCAACCCTTTTGACGTACCTCCAAATTGGAAGCCCGGTGGCCTAGCCGCGAAGGACCTTCGTAATGCCTCAGCACCAGTTCAAACTTCCCAAGAAGAAGATTGAAATCTGTCAGGTCATTCGTGACCACGCCGAAAAGGAGATCTCCCGTCTCCAGTACCGGCGAATCACTTGGCTTTTGACTTACTACTACCTCAACGGGATGCGTCGATTCGACGTTTTTGATCCCGCCTCGGGCCATCTGTCCCCCCACTATCTTGACGAAGAGGGGAACATGGAGTTCCAGAGTCAGGAGATGCTGTCTGCGATTGACCGGGTTTCGGCCCGGCTTGCCAGCATGGATCTTCGGCCAAAGGTTCTTCGTACTGGGACCAGCCTGCCAATGATCAGGCAGCGTGCTACGGCTCAGGTACTTGCAGATGCTCTTGTATCAGACGAGCAGATTGCAGAAGTCTCGACTAAGTTTGCCCACCTGTTCACATCTCTGGGGTCTTGTGGCATTCAGGGGCATATCACAGAACACGAGACGATTGGCTTGACAGGTGATCTGGAGGTCATTCACCCGAAGGAGATTCTTCCGTTCCCGTCCTTGGGACAGGATTACACGAAGCAGTCCGGAATCATCCGCCAGAGGATTGTTCCTCTTGAAACCCTGATTGAGAAATTCGGTCCCCGCATCAAGAGCAACCTCGAGGAGATGGAGTACTACGACATCCAAGTCGGGGACCCTCTTGAAGATCCTCGAGAGGACGACACTCAGGGCAGTGGTCATAGCGTCAACCCTTTCAACAACAAGGGATACAACTCCTCGGCCACTGATTCGATGACCGTTGTGAGGGTCCGTGAACTTTGGATTGATGGGGTCAGGGGCACTTGCGAGCGTTACATCATCTGTTCTGGTGATTACCTGATTGACGATCAAGACCTTACTTCCACTCAGACCTACTGCCCCATCGGCTTCGCTCGGTTCATGGAGAACGGTTCGTTCCATGGTGCCGGTCTTTTCGATCTCTTGTTCTCCATCAATCGTGAGATGGAGAAGATGCTGAAGGCTCTCTTCAACAACGTGAGAGAGATGGATCGGTACGGGGTTGTCGTTATGCCCCAAGGTTCTTTCAACGAACGCTCGATCCTCCGAGAAGTCGGCGATGGTCTGAGGATGATTTCCTATGCTCCGGACCCGCTGAACGAGAAGTTCAGTCCGTTCACGATCTCGCCCCACAATGCGGGTGACATCCCCGGCAAGACCGCTGCATTCGCCAAGCAACTCATGCAAGGCATCAACCCGGTCCAAGACCTTCTTCAGGAGAAGGGGCGAGTTGACTCTGCTTCTGGGCTTCAGTTCCTTGATGAGCAGATCAACAAGGCCATGACCAACCCGACTATGGGTGTTGTTCAGGCTTGGGGCCGGATGTATCGAAGCATGGTTGCTAACGCCAGCCGAGAACTCTTCATCTCCCCTAGAGCCATCCCAGTAAAGAGTCTTGATCTCAATCTTGCAGGGGCGGTCATCGACTTTGACAACAGCCAGATCTCCTTCCAGAACAATCCAATCCCCAATGTTTCTCACCTGACATTCGCAGTTAAGCAAGTCAATCCCCGGTCTGAGGTGGCTAGGAAGCAGGAGGCACTTCAACTTCTCCAGTCGGGGCTCATGGACCCAGAAGCCTTCAAGTTGTTTGCCCTGAAGGAGGGACTTGACTTTGCAATGTGGATGGACGAAGATCAGTCTGGATATGAACAGGTCGTTCAAAACATTCTGAATCTTTTCGGCAATGGTACAGAGCCGGGTGAGATTGTCATTACCCCACACACCAGCAAGCCTGAGTTGCAGTTGAGAGTCCTTAGTTCGTTTATGTCTGGGCCTCTGATGACGAAGGCGGATCCTCGGATTGTCGATGAGTTCAAGAAGTATCGTGAAGCATTGATTCAATTCATGGGTGCTTCGCTTCCTGCGATGGTTCCGAATCCAGATTCAATTGCAGCGTTTGCAGAGCAAGCCCCACAACCCGCCGGTCCACAACCGGGTCCCGGCATGATGCAAGGAGCCAACCTTGGCTGAAGAGACGACATCCGTAGAAGAGACTTCTGAGGCTTCAACCCCGGACGGAAGTCAAACTCCGCCCCCCATTGATCTGGACCAGACGATCAAAGTGGGGGGAGAAGAGTATTCCGCGACCGATCTCGCCGAAGTAGCAAAAAACTACGGCGAACTTCAGGAATACGCCCAGAGTCTTGAAGCATTCCAGCAGGCGACTGTTCGTCTCATGGATCCCGCAACAGACAACGAGACCAGAAAGCAGGATGCCAAGAACATCCTTCTGGCCTCTAACTACCCGCAAGAGAAGGTTGAAGAATGGGTGAAGATTTACGATCAGGAGGCCCCCGTGGCTGAAAACACACCGTCACAGCCAGAAGTGCCTCCCACTAACCCCGCACTTGAGCAGGCGACTCAAAAGAACAACGAAGAAATTACTCGTCTCCGTGCCCAACTCCTCCATCAAAATATGGAAAATGCAGTTTCTTCTTCGATTGAAGAAGACTCTGATGGGAAACTTCTAATGGAATGGGTCGCACAGAACCGCACTCCTGATGAAGCGGAGTCCGTTAAGACCAGCCTGTCTGAGAGAGTCAGGGCTCAAGCCCTCGAAAACCTTCGACAGCGTCGGAATGCAGCCGGGACCTTCGATGATTCGTGGCTCGGCGAAGAAGTTCAAAAGGCAGCCAACAAGGTTGCAAAGGATATGCTCACGGTAATCGGAGATACGTCCAAGATTGGACGAGTTCCGGAAACGGCGGGGCAGACCGAGATTCTTCACCGTAAGGAGCCCGTCAAGGTGCCAGACACCAAGGGCAAGTCTTTCGGTGATGTTGAAGCCCAGTTGCGTGACTGGACTTCCGATCAACTGCTCCGGTCGCTCTCCGATCCCGGTGGCGACTCTAAAGCGTGAGGTAATTCACAATGGGACTTTCTCCCAACTCGGTGGGTACCCTCTTCGATAAGGATAACACCCGTATCGAAGAAATCCTGTCGAAGCAGATCGACACGATTCTGCCTACGCTGGATCCAATCTGGCGTGATACCGTTGTTTCTTCGCAGGGCGTTGGCAATGTCAGCGAATTCTCGAAGGACTTTCAGGTCAACAAGTTGTACCGCACCGGCATGACCGGCGTCATTGAACAGGGCGGCCCTGTCGATGACTTCATGCTGTACGGCGAGGATTTTGACGGCACTGGCCCTGCTTCGTCTCTTGGCAACCGCCTTCTGAAGCAGAACGCTCCGGGCAAGTCTTTCCCGGATCCGATGGACGGTGCCAAGCCGAAGACGTTCCGTCTTACGGTTCCGATGCGGGCCATGTACACCAACCTGTCGCTCACCCTTGGTGAACTTCAGATGGACGCCACCCCGGCGGTCATTGGTGATGTGGTGTCGCCGATCCTTCAGGGCTTTGCTCAGAACCTGAGCCACACGCTCTGCAACTACTGGTACGTCAGCCAGAACGATTCCTACAAGTTGGGCACCATCAGCGGTACCCCGACGAACTCGGGATCTGGCCCGTACTACTCGAAGGTTTCGATCACCGAAGGTACCTACGATCGGTTCTTCACTGGTCAGCGGATCGACATCTACGACGAGTCCGAGGATTCGGGCAACGGCCTTCGAAGCAACTCGAACGCCGGTGCCGGTCGTTACTCCGTGTGGGTTGACAGCGTTGACGATCTCAAGGGTGAAATCACCCTCGTCTCCACAGATAACGTCTTTGCGGGATCGGCTACTGGTTCGGTTGCGATTGCTGCTGGCGATGCTCTCGTGTACGCCAACAGTGGTGAAAACGCTGCTGGCACCGGATCGGCGTCGTTCACCGGCATCGCGGGTATCAACTCGTGGCTCAAGTCTACGGGCGACCTGCTCGGTGACGAGGCCATCAGTGGTGCTTCCATCAGCGTTACCGACCACCCTGAGTTCAAGTCGTTCTTCAAGGGCAGCGTCGGCGTTCTGACGGAACACAAGTTGCGTCAGTACCTCCGTCGCTTCCACGCGGCGAAGAGCAAGTTGGGTCAGACCATCGACGCTCTTACCGCGTCGGACGGTGTGTGGCTCGCTTACGAAGCCCAGAAGATCGGTCAGTACCAGATTGACCGCACCAACAACCTGTCGAGCCTCAACAACGAAGGTTCGGCGGAGGGCTTCGCGATGACCTTCGAGGGTCGGACCTACAAGGGCCACTCCTCGCAGTACATCGAAGACGGCACGGTCTACGGACTCAAGACTTCCGGTTCGAACTGGAAGCGGTATGTGCCGCCTGATTACGCTGGCCTTCAGTCGATGGGTGAAGCCGACGCTCACGTTCCGTTCCGGTTCGTGGTCCCGGCCCTCACCGGCGGTAGCAGCGTGAAGTTCCCGTACCTGCTCAACAACGGCAACCAGATGACGGAAGCCGTTCAGATGCCCGGTATGCTGCGAATGCAGTTGATCCCGGATCAGGCCGCGGGCATGAAGTTGACTGGCGTCACGACCGATACGGTCTACGGCGACTGATCTCAGTAGTCATGGGAGGGGGGCATAGTCCCCCCTCCCCGACTTCCGAGGAAACTCATGCAGCAGTATGGACCTCAAAACCCGAATGCTCCGGCCCCACGACCGGCTCCCTCTCTTCTTGAACAAGAAGCAAGACGGACTGGTCTTAGCGTCGAAGAACTCCAAGATCTTATACGCGGTAGTCAAGCGACTCCCCCTGCCCCGAATATGTTTGTTCCAAGAGGCCCCCAGATCGGGGCCGACCGTCAGGCTGAAGGCATGGCCGCCCGAGGGATGAGCCCCGGTCAGATTGGAAATGCCCAACGGTCTAGGTACGACAACACAATGAGGTACGGGTCTGCACAGCCGAGCATGGGGCAGATGATTTCTGTGAACACCCAGAGGGCAGACGCCCTGCATGGAAACCAAGGCCTTCTTAATGCCCCCCAAGATGCCTTGGCTTTTGCAGGGCCTTACGCAGTGTTTAATAGAGTTGCTCCTGTAGTTGCGGCTTCGAGACCACTACAGTTCGTAAACCGTGTTCCGGGTGTAGCACAAACGCAAAGAGTTGCGAGGGCTATTGACCCGTCATTTACCCGAGGAACTACTTCCGGAACTATGGAAAACATTACGGGGCGTCTTGCAAACAGCACGGTAGGGGCTGGGGGATTGGGTGCAATCCATGATCAACTCTACGGCACTGAAAACAAAGCAAAACGCAAGGCTGCTAGTGCCGCAAAGAATGTAGGGCTCATGCAGGGTCCTATGTCCAGAATTCTTCCTCTTTTGACTGGGGGTTTGGGTGGCTAAGAAAGTCAAAAAGAAGGGCGCGATGAAAGGCTGCTCAATCAAGAGCGGCTGCAAGTCCAAGAAGGGCGGGCTTACTGCCAAGGGCCGCGCCTCCATCAATCGAAAGACGGGCTCCAACCTCAAGGCTCCCCAGCCCGGAGGTGGTCCCCGTAAGAAGTCTTTCTGTGCCCGGTCGGCGGGGCAGATGAAGAAGTTCCCCAAGGCTGCCAAGGATCCGAACAGTCGGCTCCGCAAGGCTCGCCGCAGATGGAAGTGCTGACATGCCAAACGTGAACGGTAAGAAGTATCCCTACACCAAGAAGGGTAAGGCTGCTGCCAAGAAGGCTATGAAGCCCGGTGGTTGTGGCAAGATGATGAAGGGTAAGAAGCGAGGCAAGAAGTAATGGCAAAGAAGAAGGCTGGCGGCAAGAAGGACGCTTGCTACCACAAGGTCAAGGGCCGTTACAAGAAGTGGCCGTCTGCCTACGCCAGCGGAGCCCTCGTCAAGTGCCGCAAGAAGGGTGCGAAGAACTGGGGCACCGGCGGCAAGAAGAAGTGACCCCGGCATCTGAGATGATTTGTCCACGTTGTGGTAAGACGTGGAGGGAGTGCTGCTGCTGATGGCTAAGAAGAAAACTGGTCTTAAGAAGTGGTTCTCTCAGAACAACGGCAAGGGCTGGATCGACTGTAAGACTGGTAAGGCGTGCGGTCGAAAGTCGGCTAAGGGCGGAAGCAAGCGGCCTTACCCTGCTTGTCGTCCCACCAAGTCTCAATGCACACGCAAGGGAACCTCTGCAAAGAAGGGACCCGGACGTGTCTCTTGGAAGTCCAAGAAATCGAAGTAAAGACATTGGAGACCATATTGGTTTCTTGATGCAGTGGGTAGCCGACGTAAAGAAGTCGGGCCACTTTGCTTTGTGGACTCACGAAGAGTTGTTGAGTCAGGCGTATTTGACTGCTCACGAACTTCTTGTAGATCGGTATGACCCTGAAAAGGCTACCGTCATCACGTTCTTGAAAAACTTCTTGTGGCCCCGAGTGGCTTACGCTTACGGCAAGTTCCATGGATGGAGATACCGCAAGAGCAAGTGGGTTATTCTCGAAAGTGAGTTTGTGGAGACGTCTGTCCGGGGCATTGAGGATTACGCGAGGGCCGAGTTGCCCCCGAATCTGACAGAAAAAGAAATAGACGTTATCCTCATGAAGGTGGGGGGAATGACCCACCGCTCTATTGCCGAGGCTTACGGGTACAAATCCCCGACGACAGTCACCTATTGGATAAAAAACCACATCCTTCCTAAATTCAGAAGGGCAGGTCTCATTGAGCGAGATCGAGATTACATTTGACGCAAGAGCCCACGCCGCAGGCATGGGCCTTGTTCTTGGTGAAGACCATGAGATTCTGCCGGACTCTGAATGGGTTCTTTGGGCACGGCGTTTTAGCGGCATCGACGATCTGTTCGTCTACCACCACAAGATTGCCGAAACCTTCGTGCTGTCAAAGTGGATCTACCATCCTAAGCGAGATGGGATTGGGATCGTCATGGAGTTGGAGGCTTTCCCGACGCCTCCCAACTGGCATCCCCCCACTCAGGATTGGCTCCGGAACCGGCTTCGTCCTGCCCAAGAGATGGCAGAATCCATGAAGAAGGGGATTCGAGACAGGGCCAAGGCCAAGCGTAGTATGGAGCGAGACAACATCGAAGAGAAGCACCGGGTGGCCGATTGGGTGGGTAGAACCACTGGGGATCAAGCAGCGGCTAATTCCCTTCGATCCAAGAAATGGTCTGGAACCGAGACCGCTGAAACTGAAGAATTTAAGAAGGATCTCATGAACTCGGCCAAGGGTCGAATCATCACAGGTGGCACCTAATGAACCCACTCACCCTTCTTCAAATGCTAAGCCCTATTATTCGCAACATGCCTCGATCTGAGGCAAAGCGTCTTATCCTTTCTCTCAAGGGCGAAGGTCTTCATAATGGGAGTATTTTCCGAGATCTCTCGTTGGGGCTAAATCCTAAAAGGTCTCTGAAGAGAGCCAAAGAAAGCAGTAGAAAGACCCATGACATCCTCGAACTCTTTGAAGAGATGGGCGGGGATGTTAACTACGAGCATATGGAAGACATCCGGGACATCATGGCAAATGTCATGCACAGGCGTGGAGGAGGTAAATAATGCACAGCACCGGCTCATTCCTGTACACCGTCATTGAACGGATCCGAGGCTACCTCGATGATCCTGACTTCGACGCCAAGTACGACAACGATTTTCTTGTACGCCACATCATCAGCCCGTCGATGGTGGATGTGCTGTCTCGCATCAACATGAATGCGGACAACCCCACCATCATGCGGATGGACTTCAGGCCCAACGCTACTGACGAGTACTACCAACTTCCCAATGCGGTTGGAGAAGTCATCCGCATTGGCCGTCGAGATACGGACGGCAATCTTTGGGAAGAAATCAAACCTCGAAACGAGTTCAACCCTCGTGGTGTAGGCTGGGCGTTGGAAGGCAACACCGTACGCTTCGAGCCCAAGTACGGAAATGAGACCTACGACTGGACGATCTACTACATCCCCAGCGGAGACGTGATGCCTCACTACTCCACCAACGGGGGGACTATGAGAGGCGATCGCCAGACCTTCGTCTTGGACACGACCCCAAATCTGGGTGCTTTGGATCGGCGAGAGAACTCTTATTGCGGCCAGATCCTTAGAGTCATCCCTGCCACGGGCATGGTAGAAGAACGTGTCATCGCAAGTCACGATGTTGATCTCAATGAAGTGACGACGCGGATCCCCTTCAACACAAACCTCACGACAGGTGTCCAGTACGAAATTGCACCGATTGGTATGCAGTCTCTCTACGAAGCGATCTCCGCAGGCTCTGCCATGAAGTTGGGGGCCTATCGAAAAATCAGTGGGTCCCATTACCAGATGGTGCTCCAGCAGTATCGCTCCGCGATCAAGACTGCTACTGACAACCTTGCTAATATGCAGATGCGAACGGGCAAGTCGTTCAAGAGAAAGACCGTAGATAACCCTGCTTACGACGATCTGTTCTACGCTGGATCTTGGAGAACGCCATGACGGCTCGATACGATTGGACTATCAACCAAGGCGAAACAACCACGCTTGTTTATTCCCGAAGTCGTGACGGCGGTAGTGCGGGAGATGCTGCATTTCCCCAGAACAGCACTTTCCGAATGAAGGCAAAGACAAAGCATGGAGGCACTGAAGTTCTTTCGCTCACCGTCAACTCGATTGACGACGTGCATACAAACTCAGACGAGTTTGAAAGCAACACCGCTAGTGCGACTGCAACCGATCGTGAAACTTTCACGGTCAAAGTCAGTGCGGCAAAGTCTGCGTTGATAGATGCTCCCGGAAAGTACGTCTACGACATTGAAAATGTCACTTCTGACGGTCTTATTGTTGAACGTGTTCTTGAAGGGACTTTGATCGTTACTCCTGAGGTTACGACCTAATGGCTGATACTGTCACAATTTCGACGACTACCGATAACGTCACGATTACGCCTGCAGGCAGCAATACCGTGACGCTTAGTTCGCCTGTCTCAAATACGGTGACAGTGGCTTTGGGAGTTGGGGCTGTAAACCTTAGCGGGCAAACCACCGACTCCTTGAATGAGGGAAGTAGCAACCTCTACTACACCAATGCTCGTGCTTCTGCGGCTGCTCCTGTTCAATCAGTAACTGGTTTGACGGGGATGAACGTCCTAACCGATGCAGCGGGTGCAGTATCTATTACCAATACAAAGTTGGGAACGGTGACGGGTGTCACAATGCCTTCGGGCTATTCCGTTGCAGATGTCAGCGGTGCCCTTACGGTTTCCTACAACAACCTTGCTGCAATTCGCACTGATCTTGGGCTTGTACCCGGCACATCAGCAAACCAGATTGTCCAACTTGATGGCGATGCAAAGTTGCCTGCGGTTGATGGCTCGCAGTTGACAAACTTATCTGCTGGATCGTCTCTGCCCGCGAGCGGTTTGACATCGGGCAGTCTCAGCATTGACTTGATCCCGAACGCAGATGGGACTTTGGACCTTGGGTCTGCCGATTTCCGCTGGGCTGAAATTCACGGGGATCTCGAAGGCTCGGTGATGTTCCGAGCGAAGAACGGGAACGCATCTGCACTTTCAGTTGGTGATGTTGTGTACATCTCTGGATACACCAGCGGAAACACGCCTGATGTCGATCTCGCTGATGCCGATGACGCGGCGAAGATGCCTTCGTTTGGCGTAATCAGTACCGGAGGCAACTCCGGAGCAGAGGTGTATATCACTACGCTTGGCACGTTGGAAGGCATTGATCTTCCCTCGGGAACGTACTCTGCTGGCGATGAACTTTTTGTTTCAACGACCGCAGGGGATTTCACCAACACCGCTCCAACCGGAGAGAGTGCCGCGATCCAGAAGATCGGGTTCGTAATCAAGGCAAACACCGGCGGTGGCACGAACGGTTCGATCAAGGTTCTTGGTGCAGGACGCTCAAACGCTACTCCCAACCTCGATAGCGGAAAGATCTTCTACGGGAATGGAAGCAACCAAGCGGTTTCCACGACTCTGACTTCTGTCGCTGAGGCTGCTGGTTCGATTGCAACCCACAACGCGATCACCACTGCCCACGGAATCTCGACCTTCGGAGCGACTCTTGTCGACGACGCGGACGCCGCGACAGCAAGAACGACGCTCGGTGCCGCTGCGTCGAACCACACCCACACACTCGCGAATATCACCGACTCGGGAACGGCTGCTGCTTTTGATGTCGGTATCACGAGCAACGATGTCCTTCAGGTTGCTCCTTCCGGGGTGACTGCTAACGAATTCCTGCGACTTGAGGCCATCGGGACCAAGGTCACCAGCAGGACTGCTGCTGAAGTCCTTTCGGACATCGGGGCGTTCGCTGCGTCTGGTGTCTCCGCTTTCGGTGGAACGCTAATCGACGACGCCGACGCAGCCGCAGCCCGAACGACGCTCAATCTCGGGACCGCCGCGACGACAGACTCGACGAACTACGCTGGAGCGATTCACACCCATACGCTCGCAAACATCACGGACGCGGGGACCGCAGCCGCATCTGCAACAGGTGACTTCGCAACGGCTGCGCAGGGGACGAAGGCGGATTCTGCGTTGCAGGATGTGGTCAGCGACACGACGCCGCAACTCGGTGGCGACCTTGACGTGCAGGCCCAGAAGATCACCACCTCCACATCGGACGGCAACCTGACGCTCCTCCCAGATGGAAGCGGACACCTTGAAGTCGGCGGATCGGCCACCAGCAACGTCGGCAAGATCCGCCTGATGTGCGAGGCAGGAACGCACGGCGTCGGCTTGAAGTCTCCTCCGCATAGTGCGGGAGCCAACTACGATCTCGTTCTTCCCACTGCGACGGGTTCGGCGGACCAAGCACTGAAGACGGACGGCAGCGGAAACCTCGGCTGGTCTAGTTTCGTGGCATCGTCTGCGGTCTCGGCCTTCGGTGGCACGCTGATCGACGACGCCGACGCAGCAGCAGCGAGGACCACGCTCGGAGCGACGGCGGTCGGCGCGAACGTCTTCACTGCGGCAGATCAGGCGGCGGCCAGATCAGCGATCGGCGTCGGCACCGGGACCGGCGACATGGTCGGGTCGAACAACCTCTCAGATGTGACGAACGTGGCGACCGCTCGCACGAACCTTGGAGCGACCACGGTCGGTGCGAACGTGTTCACTGCTGCCGATGCGGCTGCCGCTCGATCTGCCATCGGTGCGGGAAGCGGCACAGGCGATCTCGTCGCCTCGAACAACTTGAGTGACCTCAATAGCGCCGCGACCGCTCGCACCAACCTCGGCATCACAAACACGGGATCGTACACTGGGCAGATCGAGACGGCGGCCGACAAGACGTACACCCTTGACCCAGCCGTCGCAACCGCTCGAACCATCTCGGCTTTCTACATCAAGACCGGATCCGGAAGCGTGGTCGTGAATCTCAAGAACGGGAGCGACGTTGTCAAGCAGGTCACGGCAGGAACCGGCACCGGCAACCAGACGGGTCTCGCGAACACTTCGCTGGCTGCTGACGCGGTTCTCACGCTCGTCACCTCGTCGAACTCGTCCGCGACCGATGTCATCTTCTCAGTGGAATACACCGAATGACACCACCAAGCAAATGGCTGTTCTTCCCGACGCAATCTTCCGGGACGACGACGTGGCGTGATGAGGCAGACCACTCGTTTGAGGCGACCGTCCACACGGCGTGGTCAACCTCGTCGCTCGCTCCCGGCATGATCGGATACGACGCCTCCGCCAACAGTGGTTCCGGAGGTTACAACTACAACATCACGATCGACGGCGACCTCGAACCATCGAACGCAACCTGTGCCTACGGCAACATCGCGGTCGGCGGTGACTTGGTGTGGTGGGTGACGGCGTGGTTCGGTTCCTACACGACGATCGGAATCGACTTCAGGAACCATCCCGACAGCACGCAGAGTTCGACTGGCAGCGAGCAGACGGCGATGAGCGATGTCCTCGCTGCGAACAGTAACTACGACTGGGTGTGCGAAGCCGAACGAAGCGACGGCACGATCGCCATGCTCAAGCGGTACAACGACACCGGCTCGACGTACAGCCCGGACTGGGGAGCCAATGCAGGCTCCCATTACTACTGGAACTCCTCTCCGAAGTGTTCGGCATCGGACTACAGCGTCGGGTTCAAGGTTCGCTTCTACTGGTTCGATGACGCAACGACGATCACGGATTCAAACTGGCCCCCAACTCAGGTGACATGACATGGAAACGATCTTCACTTTCGCTTCTCTCACGCAGGCACTCGCAACGGTGCAGACTGGACTCGGCACGCTCGGCTACGCGTACAAGGAGACCGCGCCGCGTACCGCGCTCGACGAAGCGCACATCGACCTGCTCGTCGCTTCGGCGAACGAGATGATCGCAGCGGCGAACGCGTTGAAGTCGATCGCCTACGACCCGACGCCTTTTGATGACCCGGAACTGCCGTGATGATTGAATTTGCACTCGCAACTATCGTGGCTGTTCAGGACGCCGAGCCGTGCAGCCCTCGCATGCTGCCGATGACTACCACTCGTCTCCCCTTCGTGGATTCAGATGGCAATGTCACCGACGCGATCGAGGTCAACTCGCAGGCAAGCACCGAAACGCGAGCCTTGATGGTGACCTATGTTCGACCTGCTGTCACGGAGGTCGGATGGTTCACCGTCGAGGGGACTGCTCAGGTGCAGAACATGAGCGGCTCCGAGAAGAACGTGAAGTACCGGATGTCAACGCGAGTCGACGACGGGTTCGTTCCGATCTTCGAGCAGGGTTCCGATCTCTGCTGGGACGCGGAGAAGCAGCGAATCGTTTCCGACTACACCTTCGCGGTGCCCGGAAACGAAACTGTGACGGAAGCGATCAACTGGGCTTGCACGATTCGCAGGGCTGACCAGATCGCAGACATCAACGCAGATGGCGTGGTCAACGCTCAGGATCAGGGCTTGCTGCTCGCTGACTTCGGCAGCGACCAGAACCGATCGGACCTCAACTTCGATGGGGTCGTTGACGGAAAGGATCTCGGGATCCTGTTCGGGCAGTGGTCAGATACTTATGAGCCGGGAGCCGATTGATGGAACCTTCGATCCTGCCGATCCTCGAAAACAATCTCACCCCGCTCATCGTGTGGGTTCTGGTCTACTACACAATGGTCAAGGGCATTCGCCGTGACCTAGAGGACATCAAGGACAAGTTGGACAAGTGACCCATGGGCTACCTAAACGAAAACGACCCAAATACTTCTTATGGGCTGATGCCCGGAGAAGCCCAAGCGGTTTCGTACATTGGGTGGGGACCAGATAGCACAAAGCACTTCTTCCAAGAGATGTCTATTGCAGGCACTCTTTCAGATGTCCCGTACTCTTACGTCGGCAACAACTATAGTTACGCCAGCCAGAACCCCCCACAGGGTGTAAGCAATCTGTTCTTCGGAGCCCCCCAAGTCCAGATCGCAACGCCCTTCAACTTCAATATCCCTGACGGCGCTGCTGCTGGAGTTGATTACAGCCAAGTCGTGGGGGGAAACAGAATCAACGTAAATAACAGTGGGGCTCCTCCTACTACTTTTACAGTCAACGTCGATGACGCCGCTTTGCAGGTTTTTGTAGACGGTCGTATTGACATTCTTGGGGGCACGCCTTCAAACTCGTGGGAAAGGATCACTGGCGACACGGGCGACTGCGAAGCCACTGCCCCAAACAAGGACCTTGAGATATCGACGGCATCATTTGGGGGGGCTAACGCCTACCTGAGTGCTACTGTGACGGGCGACAACGATACGTCCAAGGTGGAGATTGACTTCACTCGCCCGCTCTACGAGAAGTTTGCTTCCGATAGCGGCACGGCAACTCCTACTTCAAAGAACAGCACGCTTGCTCTCAATGGAACTACAGGAGAGATAGCGAGCGCGGTTACTGGCGATGCAATTACGCTGTCCCTTGACTCAAGCGTCTTTGGGTACAAGACGGTTGCTACAGATGAGTCTGGTGTGATGACTGCTGCAAAGGGTGATCAGGGCCTGAAGTTCACAAACGTGACTTCCAATCCCGTGGTTGACGGTACCCTGCTTATTACGCACGCAGCAGGCGACCCTGACGAAGTGCGGTTCAATATGCTCCCCGTGGGCCACGCTGGCTTTGGGGCTCAGTTGGTGAAAATAACAGGCCAAGATCCGACCCCCAATACAGACAGTAACGAGATTGGTGCGTACCGCAGGTATGTAGTTACCGCCTACACCTTTGACGGTACGGGTACCTCAGACGCCAACATCACACAATCAACCGGCCAGATACTTCTCGATTACTCCCACGCCTTCCCTCAAAATGAGATTGACGATAAGGTTCTTGACGGCGAGACAGTGCAACTTACCCACGTTCTTTGGCCTATAGGTGCAATCCTCTTGGCTCAGAGAGTCTCAGCCAACACTTATGTAACTGGCTTGATGCCGATCTTAAAGGCAACTTGCCCCTCATGATCCCTTGGACCACTTGCTGCTGTGAAGATGATCCTTTCTTCTTCTTTGTCCCCTGTCCCGGCACTGACTCGTGTGCAGAAGGTTTCTTTGCTCTTAAGAGTCAGTGGACTGTAATACTTGGCGAAGTCCCTGTCGTTGACGACGTTTGGAAATACAACGACCCTGATCGAGAAGAACCGTGCGACTTCTGCGGCAAGTTCCAAACAGATTCCCCGGAACCATTAGGTAGTTTTGCTCCATCAAGTGGCTTTGAAAAGCAGGATGATTGTAATGATCCTGACTGCCCGCTGCCCCTGTTGTTCTTTGTGCCGTGCGACGATGAGTTGTGCGGTGCGTACACCATGGCCGCCCTTGTATCGGAGTGGGAGACTTTTCTAGGGCTTACCCCCGGAACTATTGACCTTGCAGATCCAACTACCTACGCAGGGACTTGGCTGTTTGAACGAACCGATGGAACAGAATGCTGCGAGGATCCTGCTGAAGAACCATGCTTCAAGTTTTGCGGGAACTTAAGTCTTGCTGGTTCTACTGATCTTTGCTTTGACGATGCAACCAAACCCCTTACCGAGCAGTGTCTTAAATGCGATGTCCCAGACGGCAAGGTCCAAAGACTTAACGCCTCTAGTGCTGTTTCATTTACGTTGCAAGACAACTGCGAAGATTCTGATTGCCCCGTTGTTTGCAGGACTCAAGGTTGCCAAGGAGACTACTTGAAGGTCAGTGGCACTAAAGTATTTTTGTTCGAGTCTCTTATTGAAGCCTCAGAGTTTGATGACGACTTTCAATCTGGAAGTTTCGATGGAAGGATTGAAGGTGAAGGCAAGAACGAAATACGCTTTGGTGTTGCCCTCCAATACGAAACATACTTGGAAGCAAATGCAACTACTTGGGACGGTGTCTCAAGTGTGAATGAGTGGGATCAGATTTACTCTAATCACTGTAAACCTGACCCCGGATGCACGGTGGTTTCAAACATCCAAGTCTTTAATCTTGTTGACGGCGGGTTTGCTCACAAATCTACTATCAGCCATGTCGCCGATAATGACGACAACAACCCTCAAGACGTTTCTACAGAATTCACTTCAACGACAACCTTTAGCATCCCTGACCAAGAAGACACCATGGGTGGCTCTAAGTTGCAGAAGCGTAAGGACATTTACGAAGACGCCATAACAAAGGGTTGCAACCTTAGCAATTCGCCCGGAGGCTGGCTCGAAATTTGCGAGGCCGGGACAACCAACGATGACTGCGTGATGGTGTGGAGCAACAACCTTACAACCACATCTACAAACCCTCTTCTAATTGAAACGTCTACCGACTACGTTGAGACAGGCTCGTTCCCCGGAACCCTTACAGACACCGCCAACTTTAATCTCAAGATGGCGACATCCATGGTTGACTTCAATGCAAAGGATGACTGCTGTTGCACAGACATCCCTGAATTTGAGGGCATGTTCTGGACTGACGCCAACTCTTTTATTCAATTCTCATCCCTGTTTCTTCAGATGCACGATCAGGGAATCGCTTCGGGCATTTTGCCTCGTTTCAAATTGGGTAATGTTTTTAGTCAATGGCGTAACGGCGAGTTCAAGCCGTTGTTTGATGGGCCGGGAACCAACAACTGGGATCTAGGCAAATTTGGGAATCCTTACGTCGATGCAGATGAAAAAGAAGATTACATCTGCGGATCCTTGGGGCTGAGTTGGAGTTTTTCTTTTGACCATACGGCGACTCAAGACGACATGGTCATCAATCCTTTGGATGCTGTTCAGCAAGCCTCACGACGCCTCATGATTGAGGCATCTATTTCCGATACAATCACTTCTATTGAATGCGTTGATGCGCCGCCTGAGGGTTGCGAAGACGGGACGATTGATATTCCATGAGTTACACTTGCGATAGATATCGAAACAACCACTGCACTCTCGGTCTTTTTGAAATGAAGCCTTCTATCGAAGACTGCAATTCATGCGATCAATACCAAGGCCCTGACCGAGGAGCGGGTGACAAGGTCGCCAACTTCCTCAGGAAGACGGGCGTTGAGAAGGTTGTGAAGGCCGTTAGTGGGGGGAAAGGGTGTGGCTGCGGTAATCGCCGTGCCTCCCTAAACAAGGCACTACCGTGCAAGGACAAGTCTGATGCCTGAAATTAATCGTAGATGGATTTACCCGACGGTCACTGCCTCTGAGAACAAGGGCATTGAGCGTATTGCTTTGTCTGGAGAAGGCACTGCCCACGAGGTTGTGGGTGTAGACGGAAGCCGTCGTTTCGGGTGCAGGCCGTCTTCTGGCTTTCGTCTGGCCCACACGCTCAACTGGAATCAGAACTTTCAAGGGTCTAATCCTGCGGCTGCCGACGCAGTTCGCCCGTTCTCCGATGTAGCCCCCCCAGCAGTTAATGCCCAGTCTGCAGTGACGGACTGTTTTCCCGTCCACTTCCAGATTCGGGAAGGCGAATTCGGCCACGGCTTTGTTTACCGCGTCCAACCTATTGGGTCTACGAACACTGCGATCTACATGGACTACGTTCCAACCAACACGGTGGACAGTGCCACCGGATGGAGGACAGTCCTTATCAGCGAACACACTACTGCCGCTGGAGGCCACGTTCTATCTACTGCAAAGATGGATGTGGTTTCAATGGGTAAGTACGTCTTCACTTTTGTGAAGGGCCGACAACCTCGTGTCTTCTACATCGACTTCGACGGTACATCTACCTACACCCATCAGGTCATTAACGGTGGGCCGGGAAATGAGCCTCGACTAAAGAACGAGTCTTCAGACAAACCTGTTTTCGTCGTAGGGTCTCCTGATGCCAATGGCCGAGACACAAGTTGGGAAAGTGACACTACTCCTATTGCTTTGATTGAAACGCCTGTGGATAGCGGTGAGACTCCGGGCTCAAATACAGAGGTCAAGTTCCATACATTCAAAGAAGGCGATTACAGTTTCGCTTACTACCTGCATGACAGCCATACAGGACGCCGAACGCCTTTGAGCAAGATTGCCCAGCGTTCGCAAGACGGACCCTCCATAACCAACGGCGATCATGTCCGGATCACAACGGAAATCGACACCAACAAGTTTGATCAGATCTATCTCTTCAGATCGGTCAAGATGCAGAGCGTTGGAAGTACCTATTCGGGCAGCATCCTTCATCTCGACACCATCTACGACATTGGCGATGCTGTTGCAGACACCAACGCTGAATATGTGGGTATCGAAGAACAAGACACTTCTGCCAACGCAAATTTGACCTACCCTAGCGGGGTTAAGATCTTCAAGGTGGTCTATCGACTGGATGACATCGCGTTGTCCATGCAGGATATCTACCTTGACCGCATTACTTGCGACGAGAAGATGCCGTTTGTAGGTGCAGCAACTGCATTTGACGGCAGTCTAATTACCAGTGATCCGGAAGGAGAGGTTGGCATTCTTGCCACGGATCTCGATCAGAGGATCCGTGACATTGGAGAGATCCGCTGGTCTTCGTTGACAGAGCGTAGCCCCGAACTCTTTCCTATCAACAACAAGTACACCCCTGATGTGTTTCAGAATCGGGTCATTCGACTGGCAAGAGCAGGTGACTTTGCGATTGGTTTCTCGAAGGACCGCATCTACCACATCCGTCGAAACGGTATCTATCTGAAGATCGAGGACCTGCACTCAGGCTTTGGTCTTTCTGGTATTGATGCTTATGCGACCGCTGGTCCCGTGATCTACTTTGTGACCAGCAAGGGACTTAAGGCAATCGCCAACAACGGACAGTTGGACGATGTAAAAGCATTGGACAACCTACTGCTTGAAGACTGGTACGACAACCTCTCGTCCATTCGATTGTCTTACGACTCGTACGCTTCTTGCCTGTTCGTACACAACCCCGTCAAAGAACAGACGGTTGCGATGTGGTTCTCGACGGGCCGGGTGACTGAGTTCCACGACATGGACTTTGACGATATCCGTTCTGGCATTTGGCAGAAGGACTACACCCGGAACTCTTTCGACAACACTACCCCTGTCCCGACGACAGCCTCGGACATGGTCGAGAGGTCGTTCTTTCTCCAGAACCATCCTGACCCTTCTTCTCCATCCAACATTCCTACGGGCTGGAGACCTCGTGTCTACATCTTGGATACAGACCGAGACAAGGTAGCGGTCAACTCCACTGATCTGACGGCTGGAACAGACAAGGTCTTGAGGACCCTTGACTGCGGAGGAGATAGCATCTTCACGGTCAAGTCTGTGACGCTTGGTACCCCCAACAACACCGTCATCCTGAAGAGTGGACTAAGCACCACAAAAGAGTTGGGAGCAGATCCCACCGAAGGATCGGCAGCCCTCGATCTTTGCGGGGCCTACGTCTATGTGGTGTCCTCAACCGACCAGACGAAGGTGGGCCAGAAGTTCCAGATCCTCAAGGCTAGTGGGGGGACCGTCACGGTGGACGGTACTTACGGTGGCTCTGGCACCCGTTCCTTCATTACCCCAAGAGGAAATGTATCCTCCAGCCTTTCTGAAGGCGATGTGCTTGCTCTTAGCCCCATGTTCTTCAGGTATGTCGGGGGAGCCCTCCCCATGGTTCGAACCAAGGATGAGCAGATCATTACCTCGTTTGATCTGTTCCAGAACAAGCAGTTGTCGTCAGTGGGATGCCACTTCTCTGATGTGGGGGGAGGGGTTTCTGGTTACAAGTTCTTCCGGGGCCTTGCCTACAACACATCCTCTGATTCTCCTGCTGTTTCAGCATTTCCTGCTGATTTTTCCGGGGCCATTATTGGAGACTCTATTCAGAACGGGGAGTCTTCTGATTATGCCGCGTTCACGGTTTCTGGTCTAAGCACTACGGGAAGGCATGGTATTCAGGACTCTGCCCTGAACCCCGGAATCGAGATCTTCTGCCCGGATCTAGACTATAAACTGATGGCAATGATCTGTAGGGGTCGCACAACTTCGACCGATACTACGGAAAGGAACACCTGATGAGTTCATTCGGAGCATTTGGCGGAGGCGGATCGTTCGGGACCTTTGGTCCCGGCGACGGTGGCAACAGTGGTTTCGGCGACTTTGCTAGCCTGATCAATCCCGCTACTGGAGAGGGCTCTTTTGGTCCTCCGCCGCCGGGCTACACCTACAACCCCGCCTCTGGCATGAACGAGAATTACGTTCCCAACAGCATGGGCGGCGTTATGGCGGGGTCTGGGATTACCTACAGTCAGGCTCCTGTGGTTGCCCCCGGCCAACAGCAGGGGATGCAGCAGTTTCAAGCCGCCGCTTTGCAGGACTACCAGAATCTCCTCAATGCGAATGATATGAACTACGGCAACTTCATGGATGCCATGGGCAACTATGGGACTGCCATTGGCACCAACGCTGACGCTATCCGTGCTGGAGGACAGGACGCCTTTGACTTCATGACGGGACAGGCTTCTCAAATGTCCGGCCTTGGAGCAGATGTTGCTGGGGGGATTAAGGATGCTGCCGATACAGCCGTGAGCGACTTCAAGGATCTGAGTGCCCAGCAGGCGTCCAGCATCTCAATGGGCCTCGCTGCCCAGAACAGGTCCACCCACCAGCAACTCAGTTCTCAAGCCAAGATGGGCGATCCTCAGGCTATTGCCGCTCAGCGGCAGTTTGAACTCCAGAGCCAAGCCAAGACTGCTCAGATCATGACGGAGCAGGCATCCAACTACAACAACGCTTTGGCGGGGTTGGGGATGCAGCGTGCAGGTCTCTACGGCCAAGCCGGTCAGTTGCAGGCTGGGTTTGAAAGTCAGGCCGCTGCTTTGAATCAGGCGGGTGCTGCGATGCAGCAGTCTGCAATCGCTAACGCCGCCAACTACGAGGCTCAGGGCCTCAGCAACTACGCGAACATGGTTGCGGCTAATCCATTCTCTCCGGTTTCGTTCCTTCCTGTCCTTGCTTCCTACTTCCAGTTTGGCATGACGACTGGATCTGGTGACTTCCCCGGTCTTGACGAAGACCTTCTCGGAGCCCTCGCATGAGCCGTATGCAGCCCATCTCTCCGATTACTCCTGATGTCGCACAGATGGTTCAGGCTGGTGGTCAGCAGGCCAATGTCCGTAACCAGCAGGCCATTCAGCAGGCTCAGATTGCACAGCGAGGGCAGATTGCCCAGCAACAGCAGCAGGTCCAGCGTGAGCAAATGCAGAACCAGCAGCAGATTGCACAGGGGAACCGTGCAGTCCAACTGGCTGGCGTCTATGAACAGGCACGTTCGCAGTCTGAGTACCGCGACTTCTTGCGGGAAAAGGCAAGCGTAGAACAAGACCTTGCCAGACAGAGGATGTCCGTTGATGCCCAGCAGCATCAAGAAGAGATGAATCTCAAGAAGGGCATTGAGCAGCGTAGATTTGGGATTGAAATTGCTCAGGCAAAGGCCGAACACGCTTATCTTTCGGGGTCTCTGAATGCCCAGAACGAAGAAGGCGATGCACTTAATGCTCTTAGAGAACAGGCAAATCAACTAGATCTCGCGCTTGCGGATGCAAACGAAATCAATCAGGGCAACGAACGGGGTTTTGGAGACAAAAGGAATCAAGTCCACGGTGAATTGGACAGGTTCATTGTCGCTTCAGAGAGTCTTGTTGATGATGTTCGTCTAGGCATTGCTGGCGACTTGACTGATGCCGCGTTTTCTACTGATCTTAAGTCGATCATTGGTCGCGATAAAACCGCCTATGAATCTATTGATGCTTTAGGAAAGAACTTGGTTTACGCGGCGATGTCTGTGGGAGGACTCATTGGGATTACTGACGAGCAGTTTGATCCTCGAGTGATTGCGACCCTTGAATACATGGGTCAAGAAACTCCGGGAGTGATCGGCGACAAGGTAAACCTTGAACGAAAAAGTCCTACCGAAGTTCTTGAACAACGTATTGCTACAAGCGTGGCAGATGGGTTGAACCTTACCCCTGAGCAACGAGGGACCGTAGAAAGTCTTCTAAGTGCCGGTATGCGTAGGGCTTCTACTTTGGATGAAGAAGGAGTTATTCAACTTCGTTCTGATTTGAACCGGGCGTTTACTGAGGCGGGCATTGGAAACACCCTCGCTATTTTCGAGGGTCTTCGTGCTGCTGCTCAAACGGTCAAAGGCAACTCGACATCTTACCGATCTCTTGGCATGCCCCGAGAGATCTCGGATCTAGAATCTTACTCCGATGTAGTTGAGGTTCCTATCTTTGATCCTGAGACAGGGGCTCAAATCAATAGTCGCACAATGCGAGCGGATCAAGCGTTCTTGAACTCAGTAATTTTCTCAAGGGATAATGCTGTAGGCTTGAATCGTCTTGTTGCAGGCGGCCCTAGCCTTGACCAACTCCGGTCCTTTAGGGACTACATTGATCCTGCATCGGGCCTTACCACCCAAGCACTTACCGATGTGATTTCGAGAGACACTTCTGGGTTTGGTGCAAGACTCCAAGATCCCTTGGATGCTCTGATTGCATCTGAAGACACCGTTGAAAATCTTGCTCGCGATATGCAGAGGTTTGAACTCAAGGAACGCATGGGCGTTGACCGTGCTGGATTCAATAGGGCTAGGGGCATGAACCAAGCCGGTCTTGACGCCAGCGAAGCGTTGATCGCGGAACTTGAAAGGCTTGCACCTTGAGGGACTGGAAGAAGATCTCAAAGGACTTCGTTGAATCGGAGTCCGACATGATCCTGCTCGACCACCCCGATATGGAGTGGGGGGATATGCCGGAGTGGGTCGCTCCTTACGAGCATCCGTCCCCCCAACTCAAGGTCGAGGGCACTCCGTCTCCCAAGGCGATCCGCCAGTTTCTATGGGAACACCGCAACAAGCGGGTCCTGACTAGAGATCGGGCTTTTCTTTGGAAGAAGTACGACTCTGAGTTGGAAACTTCTACGGTAGGACTTGGTACCCTTACGGTGGTTCCTGTTGTCGAGAGGCTGACTAATGGCATCTAGATCTCTTACATCCACTGAACTCGCAAACCTCATCGCAATGCTGAGCGAAGAAGGTGCTGCTCCGATCCCTCGAATGTCGGGATTTGGCCCTGCTTCCCGTAGTGGGGCTACTCAGGCCGAACTACTCGAACGCATTCGGCAGGATCTTGATGCGGATCTCTTTCGCGGCGATGCCTATGGGTCTCGTAGGACTTCTGTCAACGATGATGTCATCGAGGAACTCCAGAGGGAACTCAAGCGATCTCAGGCAAAGGCTACCGGACGAGGTGCAACTGCCCGGCGACTCGCAGAGGATGCCTCCAAAGCACCAAAGAGTCTTGTCGAGAAGGGCAAGGGCTTCTTCAAGGGGGGACTAGGAAAGAGCCTCCTTGTTGGCGGTGGTACACTTGGCGGCATTTTCATGGCTATGGAATTCATGAGGCTTCTTAGTGAGGGCCAAGAAAAAGAAGGCAAGAGTCTTGCCCGTGCCTCTGCTCCCGCCGAGTTCGCCCAGAACCTCCAAAACTCAATGAGGCCAAGCGCCACAAGCAGATTGAATGCTTCTAGTGAAGCACGACGACTTGCTGCAATGGGGGATCGTAATCCGATTCCTATGTCCCGCGAATTGCAAGACATTCTTGCGACCGATCCAAATCAGATCTTCAAGTTTAGGCAGTCAACACGACCTGCTTCCTTGAAGGAGGCTTACGCCAGAGCAGGACTTAGTGCATGAGTGCTTTGAAAGCCCTTAAATCTCTTTTAAAGTCCGCTTCTGGGTTTGCCCAGAAAGACAGCATCAAGAGTTTTGCGAAGGAGAACCCCTTTGCGACGTTCGGGCTTCTTGCACCTACGGCTGCTTTTTTGGCTGAAGATATTGCGTCTCCTCTTACGGGAGGATTTGCTCGAGGATCTGGTCTTGACAGGATTGGAATGCCTTCTGTCGAAGAGCAGGCGAAGAGAGAAATGGAATCTCTTCAAGGGCTCACTTCCGATAGATTGAAGACCGCCCGTATAGAAGAGATGGTGCAGCGGAACATCGCCGCCATCGAGCGTATGTCCCCCCACATGCACAACCAGATTCTCGCGGGCCGCATTCTCCCGCAGGGTGCCGTCGTTCTGGGTGGCAACCCCCGCACCGATCTTTTGGAAGAAGTCGCATACAACATGGGCACTTCCGAATCTCTTGACGAGTTCTCATCCCTCATCCAGTAAGGAATTGAATCATGGCAGGCTATACCCCTCTTCTCATTGAATCCGATGGCCGCAACCACAGCGTCCCTGATCACTTTCAGGATGTCGTGGTCATTCTTAACGACCAGAACGATCCGCTTGACAACAAGCCGTTTTTCTACGCCGAGCGGGACACCGTCGTTGATGCAGTGTTTATTACTGCCGCTGTTGCTAGCGGCACTCTCACGCTGAAGACGACTGCGTCTGGCACTCCCGCTATTACTAACGCCCACACCATTACGACCAGTTTTGCTGCGGCGACTGTTGACCCTGCGAACAACTTGGTTCCTGCTGGTACGACTATTACTGCCGATTTTAGTTCTGCGTCTAACAATGACATGGTCGTTATTCAGATGCGGATTCGGACCCGAGTTACCGGCTGATGGCTGAAGCCCTTGACGATGAGGGTTTCGTCGCTGGCTCGTTTGATCCTGTTCGGATATACGACGCGCCCATGGTTGCGTTGTCTCAGATGTTCACGGATCAGGCGTCGTTTCGGAGCCTGAAGGATACGTTCCTTGATCCTGCTTCGCTTTCACCGGCGGAGCGGGATTCCTTCGCAGGCAAACTCAAAGAGTCTCTTGGCAACAACCCTCTCACAAACGCCTTTGTTGACATTGGCACCAACCCCTTCGTCTGGTTCATGTTCATCACGAGCCCAGCCGCAGGTGCTGCCCTGAGTCGTGGGGGGAAAGTCTTCAGGGGGATGTCCAAGAAGATGATTGACTCCGAAGGATCGGAGTATCTGTCTTTTCTTACTGGCAGGTACTCGATCCTCGAGAGTCTTGGTCTTCTGAACGCCCATCAGTATGGAGCAGGAACCCCATTGGGTTCGATGGTCAACAGTGCAAGCCATCGCTTTTCTTCGTTGCTTCGCGCTGATACCGAGGCTCGTCAGCCTCTTGTCGTGGAAGCACTTGATCGGATTGCAACTAAGTTCGGCGTGCCGGTTAAAAGCCTTGACCCTGATCAGGCTGCAAATGCAACAGCCATAATCAACGGCGAGTCTATTACGCTCAAGGAGTACCTCAAGAAGTTCGGGGTCTTCAGCCACCTCCAC